TTCTTCTTCTCCTATCTCATTACCATCAGTTAACACCTGATAATGCTGCGTATTCATATGTGCCTCTAGTTGAGGCCAATTCATTAATAAAAACCTTATAGAATCTCCGACGCTATTTACATGAGCATCTAATTCGCTATACCCCGTGATCTCTCGTAGATCACCATATAATTTAATTGTTTTCAACATACCGATACCTGCCTCCCGTACATTTTAGCAACCATTCAGAATAAGGTTCCTGACAACTTAAACGATCTGCTAAATGATGTAAAACTTCCCCATTTAAAAAAACCGCAGCATGATTTAAACCTGGAGCCATAATAGACATCAGTAAAACATCCCCATTCTCTAACTTTTCATTAGGTGCTAATAATCTAAATCCTATTGAAAGTAAAAAATTATTTGCATCACCATCTTCTTTTGATACTGGATTATCTATAAATTCTTCAGGAGTTATTGGTCTTTTATATTCTCTAAGTTCTATATTTTTCACCTCTTTATACCAATCTTTCGTCAAACTCCAACAATCAGTAACGCCCCAACACCACGATCTACCTTTTAATGGGGCTTTGTATCCTGATGGTTCGTAATAACCCCATTGTTCATTTTTAGGGTTAACAATATGCCAAGGTAATCCACTGGCTTCACAACTAACTTTATCTGCTTCACTTGCTGCTGCTGGTGTCACAGGATGAGAATGAATAATACTAATAATATG